GGAATTTCTTATTATTCCTAGAAAATGATATTGGTTTTAAGACAAGTAAATCAGCGTATTCTATTTCTTCACCCGAAGATAATAGTTTTATCATCTAATATCAACATCTATTAATTTGTTAAATAATTACTATAAATAATTTAAAAGATACATTGGTGTATATAATTATGACTAAAGGATTAGAAAATCAAAAAGAAACAACAAATATAACATATAAAGAGTGTAGCGTTTGCTGCGAACCTTTAGATCCAAATAAAGAAGAAATTGTTAAACTATCATGTGGTCACATTTATCATTACAATTGTATTTTACAGAGTTACAGAGCTGCTCTATTAGTTAATCGATTTACCAGTAAAAGAGAATGTCCCTATTGTAGATGTAAGGGAGAATACCTAGAATTAAAACCAGGTATGGTTCCTATGAGAGGAATTCATAAAGAATATACTACTATTCGTGGTCGTCAAATAAAAATAGATTTTTTAAAAGAACACTACTTTGTAGCGAATAAGTGTCAGAGCATATTGGTAAGTGGAACTAATAAACATCAGCAATGTAGTAAAAAACCACATAATAGTTCTCCAGATGATAATCCATTATGTGCTATTCATATGAAAAAAACTAAAAACCAAAGTTATATTTATTTTCCTGTTTAAATCCTATTTCACTTCCTGTATCATATATGTCTAGTTTTTTCACAGTATCATAGAATACATAAAATGATACGATTGTAATTGTTAATAGAAGTAGTCTTAGATAAACTCCAGTAATGTCAAAAAGATAAAATACTAATGCTGAAAATGACATAGAAAGTATTAAAATTAATTCAATGTCTATATTTTTTAATTTCATTCTACTAATATATTGCTAGAATAATTTATTAGAATAGACTTGTTAATGCTAACAAGATAGAGATTAATAAGGTCACTAAAACTATAAGTGATATAAGTCTCAGTCCAGTATAATTAACACTAGACATAACTAATATTATATGAACTAAAATCATTATGGCACTTAGAATAATAAAGAATTTAACAGTTTTTTGATATACTACCTCTGGTTCCCATCCAATCGCTTTATTGAGAAAAAGAAACAATAAACTACTAAACACAAAAATGCCAATGAATCTAGGAATAATGGCTCCTTTAGCATAAACCTCACGGTAAAAAAAGGAAGTATATATAACAGTTAATAAAACTGAAAGAACCAAAGAATACTGGAAAATAGATTTCATTTAAATATTATAAATAAATTAATTCAGATTAAATTAAGAGCGCGGTTTTTTACGTGTTTCAACTGTACCTTTTCTACTCTTTCACGGCTACTCAATATTTTTTTGAAAGCTTCTTGAGCTGCTTCGTCATTATTATTAAATACGCTCTGTAATGAGTCAGCTAGAGTCTTCTGGGTAATACCTTTAAAATTATTGGTGACCTTGTATACTAATTTTCCTTCTTTAATATTCATATGGTTTAGGTCTAATTTTTTCATATTTTCGAGTATTTCAGCGCTGAGTTGTTTTCTGGATTCTGTTCTTTCTTTTACTGCTTTTTTAAGAGCTGTAATTTGCTCCTCTAATTCTAGGTATTCTTTTACATTTTTCTGTAATTTTTCTTTAAAAAATTGAAATTCTTCAGCACTCATACCAAATTCATCAGCACTCATAGTTATTATTTCTTTAATGGAAGAAAAAAAAAATGAAGAATATACGCCCCTTAGAACATATGGTCTCATATCTGTAGTTATGCGAAAACAAAATCTAGTATTGTTGAATAAAATTGCTGATATAATGAAGTTAAGTAATATACGTCGTGAGGAATTTATAGAAGAATTCCATAAGACTAATTATTATACACCACGTAGAATTGTTTCAAAGAAACACGAAAACATTCAAAATTTGTTCGCAAGAAACACTAGAAAATAATGTAATAAGTTATATAATGGATGGCATTAAAAACTATAATACTATCGCAACATTAGCTAAGGTAGAACTAAAATTACCAACAAAACCTAAGGATGAAAATGGAATTTCAGTAAAAAGAAATTTGAATATAAATAATGATGAAGATATACCTTTTATTAAAAATGCTCTTAAAAATTATATTAAAATAGAAGAACGTCACGTTAGTTTGTTACCCTCAGGATGTTATATTAGATACATACATCGTGATACAGGAGATTTAATGAAGGGTTCTACTGTATACAAACAATATGACCCATTACATGAGAAATACCAATTTATCTTATGTGGATTATCTACTTATAAAAGATTTTTTCATATTCGCAAGGACCGCTATATTTTTTTTGCCAAAGACAAAACAGCAAAAGAACAAATAGCGCAGGAAAAAGATAATCTTTACAAATTATACAAACAAGGGTTATTAAAACTAGTAGAAAACGAGGATGAACCAGGAACTGATATTAGACATTACTGTGACGAATATTATTGCGATTAAAAAGGTTAAAAATTATAGTAAATTATAATAGGAATATGGATGAACAAATATCAACTATATTAAAAAACATTTCAAAGAAAGAAATCCGCACTATGACGGAAGTTCGAGAAAAAGTAAGAGAAGCTGTAAATGATATTTTTGATGAATTTATGTGCTATAAAAATAATGAAGTTAATAAAAAGATGGCACTTTTAGAACTTGAGGACTATGAAGTTATAGATTTACACAATATACATAAAAAAGATGATATAATATATTTCAAAACAAGATATTTCTATAATATTCAACTAGTTAAGGGAAGTGCTATAAATGTATTATCAGGTGACCGTCTTTCTATAAAAAAATCTGGTAAAATTTTTCATGTACGTTGTAAATACTACTTTCGTAAATTAACGGATGAAGATAAAATTAAAATATCACTAGTTGAAGCAATTTGTGATAATTAAAATTGAAATTTTATATTATTTTCATTAACAATCAAATAGTGATGGAAACCCAAGCAAAAATATCTAAAAAGACTATTAATTCTTCACAAAAAGCTATTGATAATCATAGAATGAAGATTCTTTGTTTCATATATTACCGTTATATATCAAAGACTGGTATAGACTTTGAGAGCTTTATTTCTAATTATAAATAATTTTCTATGGTTATAGTATAATGAATACTATGGATAATTGTGGATGTGGGCCTGGAACAGGTTCTATGCTTTCTAATCAATCTGATAACTTAATGAATGGTGGGTTTTCAATGCCAAATAATAATGGAATGAATAATAATAACACCAGTGTTGATTTAAATGCTTTATTGAATTCAAACACTGGAAACAATAATAATGTTAATGTTAATAAATATCAAATGCCTGAACTCCCAAATAATATGCCAATTGGTGAGCAATCTACTAATGAAATACTTGAATCTATTGCTAAAAATAATTTAAATCAATTAAACGAATTAAATAAAAAAGCAGAAGGTGAAACAAAGAAGGTAGGAGAAAAAGTAGCAGAAACAGCAAAAGAAACAATAGCTTTATCAAAGAAACACATTATGTTAGCTACTGTATTCACACTAGCCCTTGCTTGGAATGATGCTATTAAATACTACATTGGAAGAAGCATTAAATTAAATAAAGCTTCACCATATTACTACATCTATTATGCTCTTATTGTAACCGTCTTGGCAGTAATTGTTCATCACTTATTAATTTAAATTTATTTCATTTATTTCATTTATTTCATTAGTCCTCCAAAAGGACACCAGGATGGAAGCAATTTAGGTTTCTTTTTTAATACCTTTAATATGCTCTTAGGAACATATTTTTTCTTTATAGCAATCATCATTACAAAATCGTCAAACCAAGAATCGCTCATTTTGAAGTTGCCATTTTTACCTGTAGAATCTCCCCAACTATTCTCAACCAACCAATTCATCACCTTTTTATTTCCTACAGTGTATCCTTTGATTACCATAGCATGACTTAACTCTGTTATTTGTGAATCTAAAGTATCGGTTTTTTCAGCAGACATATCGTATCCAATGGCCTCATTGTATTTAAACATATCGCGGTCCATAATTCCAAGTTTTGAACTTGAATATTTACCTACATCGCAACCAAACCATACTGCTGAATTTCCGTCGATACTAATTTTAGTTATTTTTTTAATTGTGTCTATAGAGGTATTAATATAATTAGTTTCACTACCATTTACCATTGCTTTGGAATGTTCAACATTGTATAATTCATTACGTGGTTTGTTAGTATAGTCAATTAAAACTACATAATCTTCTGGTTTAAATGGAACATATTTCTTAAAAAAGGTCTTTGGAGTTAAATTTGGAATTTTTCTATAATGTTCTCCAGAACCTCCACGCTTAACCTTCTTTTTATCAAGTTTGGGCACATGAACCTTTTTACGAGATTTTTTCTCTTTAGTTCCATTTTTCTTCTTCTTTGACTTTTTTGTTTCACTATCACTTTGACGGTAATATTCCCAGTCAAATTTAGAGGGTGGTTCTCCTAAAAATATTACCAGTATATTGAATACCTTTTCTAATGTTTCACGTATTATAGTTTTCATACCACTCTCTGTCTTTGAAGAGCGAATTTTAACCGCAGATTCACGTAATAGTAATTCTAATATTTTATTTAGATTATCAGTACTCTTAGCTTGAACACTGTCACCCATAACTGCTTTAGGCACAATTCCGTATTTCTCAATTAAATCTGCGAACATTTGAAAGTGACCTCCATCTTCAACTGGATTATCTAAAAGCATAAAATTTTCCCTTGAATCTATTGGTTCTTTTTTGTAATTTGAAATTAATTTAAGAAAGTGATTCGCCTGCTCTAATTTAAAAAAGAAGAAAAGGTAATTTTGACTAAATTCAAAATCTGTATCCAAATTCATTTTTTTTATTAAATCTAGACGGATAACATTTAACATAGCAAACATCCAACATCTACCGCTTTCTTCCTGAACACTAGGGGATACTTTAATATCTATTTTTTTGGAGAATAAGTCTTTTGTGTCACTTTGTATATAGTTCCTGTCTATTACTACATTTTTAAAATAAGAATTTCCAATAGCATTCTTTGAAACCTGGAATTCTGGATGACTTAAAAAGTTTTTATAAAATTTTGTAATAGCTTCGGAATTTAAGTCCATATTATTATATAAGGAGATATTAATTGCGTTTTATATGATTGTAAAATTTCCAAATCAACCGCCTGAAAGCGATTATGGAAACAGAGAATATAAAAAATTATTGAAGAAAAGTAATAGTAGAAGTTTCCAGAGTAAGGCTACACAAATGCTTTATAGAATATATGAAGGCAATGGAATGGCTTTGTATCTATTGGGAATTAATGATGATGGGAAGGTATCCAGAATTAAATATCCTGAATTAACTGAAACATTGGATTGTATTCGAGAAATTTCGCAGATAATTCAGGCGACTATAAAAAAAATAAATATATATCGTGTTGATGAAAATAGTTATGTATCTTCAGTTAGGATAGTGAAGCAATTATAATTTATACTCTAAATTCTATTGATAGCACCGTGGAGAGCTGATTCTATTGGACCGTTTGGTTCCCAGGTGTTCCATGTTTCGGCATATCGATAAAAGTTTCTAAGAAACTCTTGGTCTTCAATAGAGGCGGTTTCAGGACTAATCTCTGTGTATTCCTGAATTTCATCGTCAGGAACAACATTGTCTCCAATAATAGCGTCGGTGAGTTCTTCTGCTATTCCAGTTTCTTCTTCAGTTTCTTCAAGTTCTTCAAGTTCTTCTTCGGCGTCGTCTTCGGATTCATATTCTTCGTCGTCGTCTTCTAGTTCTTCCTCTTGAATTGCGTTACGAATCCTAGAAATTTCAGCAAATACATCAGGATTATCAAGAAAATCGAATACCTCATATTTCAACGCATATTCCATATCCTTTTTAGTTACACCATTGCGCCCACACAATTTAACGTGTCTAGAAGCTTTAATAATAGCATTTTTAGCGAATACACCTAGTAGAAGAATAAGGTCTTCTGTATTAAAAGATGCCATAGGATTGTAGTCACCAGTAAGACCACTTTGCATGAACGAATAATCTGTCATTTAGTATTAGTATATCTTGTATAGGAATTTTTAAGTTTAAAAATAAATTTAATTTTTTAAAAATATACTTTCTTCTTTGGTGGCTTTGTTTTGCGTTTCTCCCTCTAAATATGCTTCAATCGCTCCTGCTATTCCTAGCATAACCTCTGAGTCTTGAACTAAACCTTTTACACTTTCATACCATTGAGTACTGTCTCTTATTTCTAATTTATCTTTTAATAATCTAGCACTATATTTTCTAGCAATATTTCTAGCATCTGTTTCACTTTTATCATATAATTTTAAGTAAAACCGTAAATATACTCTTATAAATTTAGTTAATATTTCCATATTCAATAATGTTACAATTTCTAAGTTTTCTTCAAATAGATATTCAACTACTTTTCTAGCAATAAAGTTATCCTCACTACTTATACGAGATTGTATATCTTCATAAGAATATTTATTGTCTTTTAATAAGCCTGGAAGTCTAGATAATACATACCT